CTCTGATAAGGTTGGAATTATAAGCGACATCCTATACCCCCATGGTTACTCGTTGCTTCGCCCAATTAATCGAGTACCGTAGATTCTGCTCCGATCCGTTCGGCTCGATTATTGTAATTTCCAATCCGAGCCAACCTGGAATCGGAAGCGATGCAGAGACATCAATCCTTTTTGCGATTCCGAGTCTGATCATCCATTCCAGCGCTTTCCGCACATACTCCTCGGTATCGAGCCTGGTCTGATTGCTGAGATTGCGGTTGTACAACTCCTCGAGCTCGCTATTCAATTTTTCGTTTTGCTCCGAGATTGCATTTCCCCACCAGCCGCCAGAGAAGAGAGAAATGTAAACCGCCGTTTCAAGGCCCTGATCCATGACGGGCTGTCCAGCAACAAACTCTATATCGCCGCCATCATCGGTTTGGATCAGTTTTACATCGCCTTCATAGTTCATCCATCTGTCCTCAAGCTTTCAGCTTTGCAGCCGGAAATATCCAGGCTCAATCCACCAGCGGATCCAGCTTCATCTTTTTTTGTTGCAAATTTTGAATTGATCGCAGTAACGAGATTTTGCAAAGCTGTATTGAGCGCGCCGTATGTGACCAGATATTTCGAGTTGCCGTTAAATTTGATATTGCCGTTTTTGTCGAGATCGATTTGAGCTTTGATCTCATCACCGTCCGAATTCGTGGAATAGAGCGAGAGCTCACCCTGTTTCAACTCAAAAGAGACCTGGTAATTCTGCGTGGCTATCAGCACGCCATAACGCCGCCCCTTGCCGATGGGCAGGAATACCCCGACCGCATTTTTCGGCGGATTCCCCATGATCCCGGACGGCTGATAGAGTTCCGCCTCGATGGTCTGCTTTCCGAGTCCCTCGCCGACTATAACCACGGCCTCTCCGGGTGCGGATTTCAATTTTTTGAGCGCGCTGCCCGTTATGCGGAAAAGTTCGGCTATCATTCCCATGGTATCACCTGCGGTATTTCTCCCCCGAGAATCTCGGGCAACATCAATCTCAAATCCGTTACCTTCCCCTGGCTCGTGTCGATCCGCGTTGTGGCACCCACTATGCTGTATTTCGCCTCTTTGTAAAGCATCACGCTAGGGGCCTTTAGCGTCACGGCTTGGCCCTTTGTCCATAGCTGACCGTTTGAATTCCGCCATCCGGTAACAGAGGCTGAGATAGCCAGAGCAGATGCTATGGCTCTGGTTCTTTGCCGCGATGCGGTTTGTCGCGGATCCGTATCGGCATCGCCGACAATCACAAGATGAGGACGACTTATCGGCACCCCAGAATCATTCGCCACACCTTCGATATTTGATTCTCCGCCATATTGAGTCGCCGCTTTGTATTTACTGAAACGCTGAGAGCTATCGAACGATGCGGCCACGGAAAGCAGAGGGCTCTCTCCCTCGACAAGCGAAGCTGAGGAAGCGATATTTTTTAGCCATTTCGCCCAGGAGATTATAAGCTGTCCCTTTTCATCCGAATAAAGCATTAGATTCGCAGGAGCAGCCAAGGAATTGAGCAGCTCATAAACCGTCTGACCATATGTCGCCCGGGCTCCCTCGATGGGACGATTATTCGGCCACTGCACCGTGATCCCAAAAGGAGCGCAGAGAGAAATTGCGAGATCGGCAAGGAATTTGAAATTGTATTCCAGGGGTCCGTCTATGCTGCAATCAATTATTTTCCCGGCCAAGGAGCGGCCGGAAACCGTGAGCGTCCTGTCACTGGCCGAGAGTTTCGGCTCGACCTTGTCGATGATCCCGGTCAATACCAGATCATCATCAAGATAGACCTGCACCGGCTGATAATCAAAAGGCCGAAACGCCTGGCATAATTCTGCGCATTCCGGATCGAATGGAGCTTCGACGGAGAATGCATCCGCCGCTTGATCAAGCGCCTGGGTAATGGTTACTCCAGACCAATTTTTAAAAGTTTTTCCATTGACAATCAGGCGGATCTCATCAGACATAATAGATTACCCTCCGCCCTCGCGGAATCATAAATATCTCATCCCCATTGAGTCGATTATAATCGATAAAATCATCCAGATTTTCCAGATCGCCATAAAGCTCATATACCAGATCAAGCGGGGTCCGGTCGCTATCCAGGATTATTTGCCGCTCAATTTTGAGATCAAAGCTGCGCTCGAGCAGCATCGATATGGTCTGCGCTATGATGACCCTGATTGCCGCAAGCACGTTGCTTGGTGCCGTGTATGTGCCGGATGCGGCTTCGATCTGCTCAATAGCCTCAAGAGCATCGATGATCGATTCCTGAATTATTTCTATGGCCTGCACCGCTTCGATGCGGGTCGTAATCGTGCCGGTAAGCGTGGATTCCGCGAGCCCCGCCATCAAGCCGAGAGCTTGCATAGCCCGAGAGGCCGCCTCGGAATAATAGATCCCTATACCAAGCGTCGTATTTTTGAGATTTGTAATTGCGGTCGCATAGCCCTGCAGCTTTGCCGAGATCGAGGTTATCGCCCGCGCGGGCGCACGCACGAGGGCAATAAATGATTGAGCGAGCGTGATCGGATCGAGGATCAGCGTATCGAGGGTATTTTCAAAATCATTTATAAGCCGCTCAAAACCTTCGCGGACACTCCCGACCGCAGAGATCGCCGCGGTCATAGTCGATTTAAAATTGGTTAAAAACCCCGTATATGATTTTTTCGATGCGGCGGTTGCAAGAGCGTTTTCCGGCGCGACCTCGATATCCTCGATACCGGTTTCCTCCAGCTCGGCACCTATCTCCGATTCGGCTTGCACGGCCGTTGTGGGATATGCCACATCGCCGAGGCGGACAAAATCGACGGTAAAAATCGCCTGCCGCATCCCGTCGACAAATCCCTCAGCCTGAGCGAAGGTTATCGGCAATACGCGCAGATCACCCCAGCGGGGATGTTTTAAGACCGCCGGTCCATGCTCCGCGAGGGCTTTCCAAAAATCATCGGCTATGAGATCGTAATCCTCGCCGGTGAAAACGGCCTTGATTCCGAAATGCACAGCAGCCTGGCCAAGGTCCTGCACCTCCGGTAAATCCTGCTGCGGAAACTCATGGATAGGCGCTTTCTTAGATCCAGAACGTTCGAGTTCTTGAAATAGGAATGTAAATTCCGCATCCGACGGGCTTCGGTATCCGGCTTCGCGTAGACGGTCAAGGTATGGCATCGTTATAACCCCGTGACGAATGATGGACCAAGATTTAGACCAATATCCGGCGAAACGGTTCCGCTCGATTTAATTTTGGTCCCCGGGGGCGTGTTGTTGAAATTGACATCGAGCTTCCCGCGAGTTTCTTTTATTGTCGCCATGGCCTTCATGAGCGTTTCATTCGGCGACATCGGAGTCGGACCTCCCTCACCATATGGAGATTGGGTTTCCGGTATATTTTTCAAATATTCCGGTCTTGCAAATTCGGGATGGGCCAGTGCCTTTCCTCCGGGCTTAGTGATTCCGAGTAGATCAGTGAATCCTTTTAATGGGCCCGCCAAATTCCATAGGCTTTCTACGAGCCCCTTTCCGGATAGCAAATCGATAATCGTTCGAATTGTATCGAGGATGAACAGAAATGGCTGCGCAAATGTGCTCATGGCAATTCGGAGAACGGGGTTGTTGAAAATATCGTTGAAGGCGTTCCATGCTTTCCGCAGGGCCATCGTGATTTCATTCCAATATCGTTTAACAACGATGACAATTGCTATTAGGGCTGTCAGAGATAAAATGACAGCTCCTATCGGGTTAGCATCCATGGCAGCGTTCAGTCCCCATTGTGCAATTGTTAATCCGATAATGCCGCCGGCCACATAAGGCAGGACCGGTTTCATTGCAACGAAAATCTCATATGCAGATTTAAGGAATGGATAAATAAAATTGAATGCGTCCCCGATCCCTTTGATGATTTTCTCGATGGGCAGATTTCGCAACACTTCCGTGAGCTTGTCGATTGCTCCTCCTGCCTGACCCGCGATTTTATCAAGGAATTGAAATCCGACTTCGATTGCTGCACTCTTTAAAG